CAATGACAAGCGGTGGACGGATCAAAAGATCGAGGGGCTGCTGGCCGTCCAGAAGATCATGGATGAGGCGGCCAAGCGGGCGCAGGATTCGCCCATCACCAGAGCAACGCTGACCAATCTGGGCGTCGAGTCGAGAGCCCGCCGCACGGCGGCCGACGAGCAGGCCAAGATCTCGATGAGTGCGTACGACTTCGAGAAGTATCAGATCCGCCAGTGGGGCGAGGACCAGAAAAAAGCGGTCGATACAACTGCGGCGAATTGGGAGGGAGCCTACGCCTCAATCGACGAAGCGGTCCGCGCGAAGTTGGTCGCGATCTCCGGACATCAAACGGGGTTAGTGCGCGTCACGTCGGATTGGTCCGCGCAGATTGACCTGCTCGCGAAGAATTTTGTCGAACTCGGTCAAGCGGCAGGCGGGTCGCTCGGGTCGGTGATGTCGGGCATGGGCCAGATGGTCTCAATGATGCACGCGGCTGACGGCGCGAGCAAACAGATCGGCGTGAATGGGAAGGAACTCGGCGGACGCTTCGGACCGATCTCGACGATGTTCAATGAGAATGCGACCTCCGCGCAGAAGTGGGGCGGCGCGATTCAGGCCGGCACGGCGATCGCCTCGGGCGCGATGGATGTCTGGGCCAGCACGTCACAGGCGGCCGGCAAGGGCGCGAATACGTTGCATGGAGCCATCGCCGGGGCCAAGGCCGGCGCGGCCTTCGGGCCGTATGGCGCGGCCGTGGGTGCGGCGGCCGGCGCGATTGTCGGGCTGGTGCGAGCCCTCGATGATGGCCGGCAAGCGGTGAAAGACTTCGCCAAGGAACAAGGGGGCTTCGACGAGCTGCACAAAAAGCTCGGCATGCTCGGCGAGGCCGGCGAAAAGATGTGGGTGCAGCTCACCCAAAAGACGGGGAAAGGGGATGTCAACGCCGCGAAGGCCGAGGTTGAGAAAATCAAGGCGGCGCTGGCCGGGGCCGATGAGGCGTTTGCCAAAGCGGCCGCCTCGCCGGCGGGCACCATGTGGGACAAGTCGTTCCAGACGCTCATCGCCGACTCGGAAAAATTGGGCCTCAATCTGGACAAGATTGCCACGTTGAAGGCCGGCCAGCTTCAGAATGCGGCCTCGGGGTTTGCGAGTGCGCTGCAAGTGACCGCCGGGGCCACGAAACAAGCGGCCGCCGATCAAGCGAAGCTGAAGGATCTGCTCGCGCAAGCGCCGGCCGATCGCGCGGTCGATCCGGCCAGGCAAGCCGAGATCGAGGCGGTGAACGCGGATCTGAAAACGCAGCAGGGCATCATCGATGCCACTGGCCTGAAGTCCCAGAACGCGGCCTCGGCGATTGCCGGATCGATTGCCGGAATCATCTCGGCGAATGTCGCGGCGGGCCAGTCGTTCGTATCGGCGGTCAAGGATGCAGGGCCATCGATTGAGGCGCTGTCGGCGGAACTCGCGCGGGCAGGATTCGAGGGCGGCGCGGCCTTCGATTTCATCCGGCAGGAATCGGCGCTCGTCAGTGATGCCGTGGCGGGACCGGCGCTCGCGGCGGTCGAAGGGTTGACGGCGGGCATGGTGGGCCTCTCGAATGCCGGCCTGCTCACGCAGGATATGTTCGGCGGGTTGAGCGAACAGATTGCGAGCACGTATCAGTCGCTGATCGATCAGGGCAAGGACGGCGGCGCGGTCATCGCCGCGATGCAGCCGGATCTGCAGGCCTTGTGGGAAGCCCAAGAAAAATTCGGGTATACGACGGATGCGGCCACGCAGCTCCTGCTCGACCAAGCCGAGGCGTCGGGGCTGGTCGGCGAGAAACATAAGAGCGTGAACGATCAGATGCTCGATGCCCTGAACAAGATCGAGGTGGCGAGCAATCGCATTGCCGAGGCGCTGGCCGGCTCGAAACCCGGATCGATTACCGGCGCGGCCGCGCAGGCCGGCGCGGCGCTGGGCAAGCTGCCCGCGCGAGTCAATGTCGAGGTCAAGGGCACCTACGTGCCGCCGGATGTGCCGGGAGCACCGGCCGCGCCCGCGCAGCCGGATTACGGCGGCCCGCAAGCCTCGGGCGGGGACTATCTGGTGACCAAGCCCACGCTGTTCCTGGCAGGCGAGGCCGGTCCAGAACGCGCGACGTTCCAGCCGTCCAATCGTGGCATCAAGAACAGCCCCATCAGTCGCTGGCGCGATCAACGCGACCAACCGGCTGCGCCCACCATCATCCTGCAAACGCTCGACGGGGCCGACCTCGAAGGGTTCCTGCGGCGCGGCGGCGGCCGGCGCATTGCCGATGCCGTGGCCAGCCATCTCGGGCGGTCGCTCGGCGTGGGGCCGGCCGCATGAAGATCACGATCAACGGCGGCACGGTCACGAGCGCGATCCGGCAGGCCTCGGGCGCGACGATCGGCCCGGTGCGCGTGAACGCACTGTCTACGGCGAGTTTTCAATTTCTCGACGGCACCGCGCCGAACCGCGGCGACACGCTCATCGCGTACGCGCAGGACAATGTGACGCCGATCTTCGGCGGGCTGGTGCGGACGCGGACGGCCAGTTCCTACACGCGCGGGTCGCCTGCCATGGCGACCGATGTCGCGGTCGATGACTGGTGGGTGTATCTCGATACCTCGCTGCCGACCTCGCATGTCTACGCGGCCCCCGTGACCCTCAAGCAGACGCTGCTCGATCTGGTCATCGACTGCGGCCTGGCGGCCGTGGGGTTCGTGGTGGATCCGGCGCAAGTCGATGGGCCGACGTTTCCGGCGTTTGCCTGGACGAATATGCGGGCGTCCGATGCCATCCGGCAGCTCTCGACGTGGGCGACCGAGGGCAGCACGAGCTATGTCGCGCGAGTCACGCCGACCAAGACGATCAGCATGTTCGTGCTCGGCAGTAGTCCCGCACCATACAGCATCACCGATGCCGCGCCCCATTGCGAGGAGCTGGGCTGGGCCGATCCGGATGCCCTCGCGTATACCAAACTCGCGCTCTGGTGCGGGCCGGCGGGGCCGATGGATTATCACCAGTCGTGGGTGCAGGCGGGCGGCGCGACTTCCTGGCAGGCGGATCTTCCAGCGGCGAATGGCCTCACCGCCGGGTATGTCACGGTCGGCGGCGTGAACAAGACGGTCAATGTGTATGGCGAGGCCGACCCGGCCTCCTATGGCTGGGACTGGCAGACACGCACGCTGCATCTCGGCACCGATGCGCTGCCGCCGGATGGCACATTGATCGAATTCGTCTATGCCGCGACCAGTCCCTTCCTTGTGACCTCGGGCACCGGCTCGATTGTCAGCACCGCCAGTTCGCCGACCTCATTGACGCTGGCCGATGGACAGCGGACCGCTGATGGGATGTTCGCCAAACTCACGTCGGCCGCCAAGACGTGGAACATTCTGAGCCATGAGGGCGGCTGGGCCCCGGGGCAGTACGTGCCGATTACGCTCAGTCATCCGGCGGTCAATACCACGCTGACGATCAACGAAGTGACGATCACGCTCATCACGGCGGTGATCTGGAAGTATCGCCTCGCCGCGACCGAGAGCGCGATCAATAGCGCCACGGCCAGCGACCAGTGGCGGGCGCTCGGCGTCGGAGCGCCGGCGACGGCACCCGCGGCGACGACGATCGGCGGCGGCGGCAATACCGGCGGCGGCGGGGGAGGCGGCGGCATGAGTCCGCTGCTGCAGGACCAGATCTATGTCGGGTCGAGCACGGGCACGGCGGCTTCGGTGCCGATGTCCGGAGATGTGCGGATTGTCTCGAGCGGGGCGACGACGGTCACGCACGTCGTGAACAGCGCGACGACCGCAACGCCGAACAATGTGCCCGGCGCGATTGTCTCGCGGGATGCGAATGGTGATGCCTATTTTCGCGCGACGTGGAGTAATTACGTCTCGGGGCCGCTCAATGGCGACTTAATGATCTTGGCGCAAGGGGTCGCGGGCACACCCTATAACATCAACATGCAGGCCGATAACATCACTCTGCATGCGACGAGCGGCGCAATCGCGCTGACGACGGACACCCAAGATCTGATCCTGAGTCCGGCGGCGAATATTCAAACCAACCCGGGATTTAAGTACGTCTTTCCGCAAACGGGGTATTCGGTCAATCTCGGCGCGTTGCATAAGAAATACCTCACGGTGCACGCAGCGGAATTGTGGGTGGAGACACTGGTCGCGCAGCAGACCATGGCGACGATCGGCGGCCGGATCTTGGTCGGTCCGACCACCGTGCTGATGCGTGATGTTGCGCCAGCCGATACCACGATCTATGTCAAACATAATGCCTTCCTGCTCGGGCAGGCGGGGGTCGAATATGGATCGAAGATCTTCCTAGAATCGAGCGGCCGGTTCGAGGCGATGCAGATTACGGTCTTTCCCGTGTCTGATGGCGGGCCGGGGCCACCGGTGGCTGAGGCCGATGGGTCCTACGCCTATACCGTCCAACGCGATCTAGACGGTTCTGGCGCTAATACGTGGTACGCGGGGGATGCCGTCTTCGATACCGGCAAACTCGGCTCGGGCTTCATTGATGTCTACAGCATGCGCGGGGTGTTGTCCGGTTACGGTCCCACGATCGTGGGCAATGTGCGGACCAAGACGGATCCATACGGGCTCTATACCGACATCGTGCCGCGGTGGGCCATCGGCAATCTTGACGGCTTGTATGGTTACAGCGGCACCACATTTGGCGCGGCGTTCGGCGACAACGCGGCGGCCTGGCTGAAGATCGATCCGGTCAACGGGGTGCGGATCGGGCATGCCGGGACGGTCGTCTCCCAGATTGATGCGGCCGGCAATGCGTCATTCCAGGGGCGGGTCGTGGCGGGGAGTGGCCAGATCGGCGGCTGGTTCATTCTGCCCAATTATCTGTATGCACCGGCGTCGGACACGTCGATCGCGTTTAACGCGGCCGTGCCGTCGATTGAGATCGGCCGGCCACGGCCGCAAGGCTGGGCCGATGGCGTCGCGGGGATCTGGATCGGGGAGGACAGCGGCGTCTACAAGTTTCGGGCCTGCAGTGCCACCGGGGCGAGCGGGTTCTTTTGGGACGGGACGACGGCCACCTTCCGCGGGGATGGATCCGGCGCGACGAACATCAACGGCGGGAACATCACGACCGATACCATCACGGCCACGCAGATTGCCGCGCACACGATCACCGCGACCGAGATCGCGAATGGCACGATTACCTCGACGCAGATTGCTGCACGGTCGCTCACCGCTGATCGCATTGTCGCTGGCGCGATTACTTCGACCGAGATCGCCGCACGAGCGATTGCGGCTGATCGCATTGTCGCCGGGGCCATCACGGGCACCGAGATTGCCGCGAACACCATCGGCGCGGACAAAATGTCCGTCTCGGTGCTCTCGGCCATCACCGCCAACATGGGCACCGTGACCGCCGGCACCATCACCGGCGTGACCATCACGGGCACCACGATCAACGGTTCGACCGTGCATGGTGGCCTCACCACGTTGGACGGTAACGGCCTCACGATGTCGCCGAGCGGCAGCGGCGGCGATTCGGCCACGATCAAGCTCGGCACCATCCAACTGTGGGGCAATAACGCCAACACCTTGATCGATTCCGGCAATCTCGACGTGTACGGCTGGATGCATGCGACCGCGGACATCACCGGGACGAAC